AGAACCGCTTGAACCTGAAGAACCTGTGCTTCCTGAAGTTCCACTTGAACCTGAATTGCCCGATGTACCAGAAGAGCCAGAAGTTCCAGAGACTCCATCTATTCCTGAGGTTCCGCTTGAACCTGAAGTTCCAGCTGAACCGCTTGAACCACTAGTCCCTGATGTTCCGCTTGTACCTGAAGTCCCGGAAGTACCAGTTGTGCCTGAAGTCCCGGAAGTACCACTAGATCCTTTTAAATTCGTATATGAAATAGCAGCTTCTTGACCAAGACTTGATAAAACACCATCACCGGCAACCGCTGTAACAGTAAACACATAATAAGTTGGAGTAACGTTCAGTATGCTAGAAACATTAAATATTGAATAATTAGTTGAATCTGCAGTATCCCAAAGCTGTAGTATCGAACCTGGTATAATTGAACTTAACCACGTAGACGCATTGCCTGATATGTCAGGTACTCCGGAATAACCATTCATCGAAGTTGTATTTATGGTTACTTGCGTAGTAAGCGGATATCCAAAATTTAATGCGTACTCTCCGCTATTTGCAGATGGATTACCATTTCTATAAATTAGACTATTAGGTCCTGGAGTTCCTTTAGTACCTGACGAACCGCTTGAACCTGAAGTACCTCTAGTTCCAGAAGTACCACTTGAGCCAGATGTTCCTGAAGTACCACTAGTTCCGGATGTACCAGAAGTACCAGAAGAACCTGAAGTTCCAGAAGAACCTGAAGTTCCAGAAGAACCTGAAGTTCCAGAAGAACCTGAAGTTCCTGAAGTACCTCTAGTTCCAGAAGAACCGCTTGAACCTGAAGTGCCTGATGTTCCATCCGATCCATCAACTCCACTTATTCCAGAAGTTCCTGAACTTCCAGATATTCCACCGCTACCTGAACTACCAGTTTGCGGAGAATCATTCCATGAAAGATTTCCATTGGAGTCAATTACTAAAAATCGGGTCTTGGCATTATCTTGGGTGACCCCGCTGAGGTCGACTTGTTTTATTTTGATTTTATGAGGCATTCAACTGGACTTGCATTTTTCTACTAGAGTTATTTATCAACCCTAAGCCTATAAACGAGTTAGCCTCTTTTTTCTCGAGCATATAAAATTGCTTCAACGTATTTAGCGGAAGCAGTATCAGGTTTAACAAAACTTAGATCTGCCTCAAATGGACTTGAATCCCTAAAGTCGGCTTTATAGAATAGCTCAGTGGACCTGTCGCCAGTTACTCCAGCATTGTGCATAATATTACAACTCTCATAATCTGAGATTGACGAAGTTCCCCAGCTAAAATCCAAGTCAGGAGTGACTATTGTTTGAGCTCCCATCTTCCATGCTCCCCAGAGAACTGACCACATGTCAGCACACCATTTTTGCACTGGATTATAGGTTTTTAATTCGTCGGCGGATAGAGTTTTACGTTCTTCATTTTCTCGATCCGACATGTATTTATATAGTAATAAGGAGTCTTCCTTAACCTCTTGCCAAAAATCAGCAGTAACTCCTTTCATTAGATACTGTGCACCACCTGAGCCCTCCTCGTTCTTCTCAACCGTCTCTGGTGGAATTTTTGATAAACTACATAGATCTAGAAAAAGATCCTCGGACTTGCTCTTTATGTAGTTAGCACCAATGTACGAGACCGTATCACTTAGGTACCAATACGAGTCGCTATGCATTGAATCAAAATCCGGAAGTTTTCTAAAGATAATATCTGAATCATGATAGAACACAGTTTCACCACGAAGTTCTGGGAATCGTCTAAAGTGTTGTTCTAAAATATCAGGTCTGAGAATTGGAATGTAACCGAAATTATCCTTTACTGTTTTTTCATAGAAAAAGAATCTAACGGTTGGATATTTAGTCGCAAGAGCAAGGCCCTCGTATGAAGGATTGCCTGAGTATGCCCAAAGAATTTCAATCCAATTTGGATTAATTCCAAGCTTAATAAAATTATTGATTAGTACTTCAACTTGCCAATGAAAGTACGGATGATCCGGTTGAGCGGACATGAAAATCGTCTTCTTAGTTAACATACTAAATTATACTAAGAAAAATGCCGGAGTTTAATCGTTTTTATGGAGCCATGGTGGTCGTAGTCGTCGTAGGAGCGGCTGTTGTAGTCGTCGTAGGAGCGGCTGTTGTAGTCGTCGTAGGCGCGGCTGTCGTGGTCGTCGTGGTTGGAGTGGCAACCGTAACAAAATAATCACAGTTAAATAGGCGAATTGTCCAAGTGCCATACGGTGGTGATACTGGTATTGGTCCAATTTCAGTAGTTGAGCCAAGGTCAGTAATTGGATAGCTTCCCTCAGGCGGTGTGTATGCAAAAGGAGTAGTTACGATAACTTGATTTGGAGCAATAGGAGCCGTATTTACTGTGAAAGTTACTTGACCTGAATCAGCATAATATGTGAAATTATATGGAGTACACGTTGTAGTACTTGTGGTAACAGCCGCCGTGGTTGTCGTTGTGGTAGCGGCAGTTGTTGTTGTAGTCGTGGTTGGAGCGATCGTTGTCGTAGTTGTTGTTACTCCATAGCTTGCACAGTTAATTTGAGTAATCACTTGATTATCATAGTTAAAATTATAACAGTATTCACAAATTCCACCATTTATTACAATTTTAAACTGAACGTTTTGAGTTATTCCAGTTACATTGTAACTATCAGGAGTTGAACCAGCAAAGACCAAGTTATTATCTACCGCCAGCTCGTAAGGAACTCCTGCAGGACCAAAAATTCCTACTCTTACGTGATCATAGTTTGCAATAACCATATCTATCGAAAATAGGCTACAGTAATTTGTGGTCGTTGTGGTAGTCGGAGCAGCAGTCGTTGTCGTGGTAGTCGGAGCAACCGTGGTTGTCGTAGTAGTAGGCGAGGCTACAGTAGTAGTCGTCGTTGTTGGAGCGGCGGTCGTTGTGCTAGTAGTAGAGGTGCTAGTAGTCGTTGCGGCCGTAGTAGTTGTGGTGGTTGTTGCTCCAGCGATAACGTTAACTGAGTATTGGCAACCGCTTAGTGTTGTGAATACATAGGTTCCATATATCGAACTTATTCCAGCGTTCGCATATTCAGTATTAAGGCGATTGAATATCCATGATAGACTGATATTTACTCCATGTAGTGCAGTTAGATCATAACTTCCACCAGCCGTCGGATAGAATATTACTGTGTATGGACCACTTGGTGTTCCAACAAAATTTACAATATTTGAATTTATCGCATTAGCAACGATTGAACCTGGCGAGCAGGTTGTTGTAGTCGTTGTCGGTGGAATGGTTGTGGTTAACACCGGAGTTAACGTTGTAGTTGAGGTGGTTGTGGTTAACACCAACGGAATCAAAAAGAAAGGACTAAATGAGGTTACTTGTGCGTATATCTTTCTAGTTGAATAGTTTGGAGCATACGGTCCAACTAACACAGTTTCATCAACGTAAATTCCGCCAACCTCATGAAATATTCTAACTGCATTGAATGTGGAAAGACTTATTGATTGTGGTAGTGTAAATCCTATTATTGCGCCAATTGCCAATGGCGTTGTAATATCGTAGGCTAACAAAGTATTGCTTAAGTAATAACCTGCAGGTAGGCTTGAGCCTGGTGGATTTACCGTAGGTACTGGAACTTGACACACAGTAATTGGTGAGCTTGCGTTAACTGCTGTATCTAAAACGATAGTTACTCCTTGCTGTGGAAACGGTAGTGTCGCATTACCGGTGGTCACTATATTAGTTAAGCAGCTAATGCCAGCTGCTCCACAATACGGATCAGCTGATGAATATACTAAGGTCACTAGGTCATTTGCATCAAGTCCATAACCAGCAACTGAGGTATTCCAATAAAGTTCGTCGGTTGAATCTACTAATCCATAATTAGAAGCAGTTACTCCATTGTCCTTGCTAAAGTAGGCTGGAGCGGAATCATCTCCATTTCCAACTATTATTTGTTGGCCATTCACAAAAAGTAGGTATTCGCTAGTCGATAATGGAGCAGGCATTGGTAATAGCCCATCCGACACCAGAGCACCGTCTCCAGTAATAACGTTTGGAACAGCAGATCGTGTGATTGCTGCTCTACATGCACCTCCTCCACCTCCACCGGCAAGTAGAGTCCAGCCGGTTGAAACTAGGTATCCGTAAAATCCTTCAACTCTGCCGCTTTGTGCTGTGATGTAAACGATTTCTCCAGGAATTCCAGTTGGAGGTAAAACTCCGTAAACCTTTAGTCTTAATCTTTTTCCCTCTAGCACATCCTCAACGACAACGTTCTTGGCAGTGACTGCTCCAGTCGGATACAGTTTTATCACTTCCGGATAAATTCCACCGGCTTGCTGAGCACCGTACACGGTTAAACCCTGTCTAAGTTTAATCGTGTCCGCCGTGATTCCATGAATGTCAACGGTCACGCCAGTGGTCTGGTCGTAGTTTATTGAAGTTAAAAATTCATCGAGTGCTGTCTTTAATGTGTTAAAATTAAGATTAGACAGGTCTACTACTGAGCTTAAGCTCGTCCCGTTGATTGATTTTATACTTGAAATTTTTACTTTTACTGACATGCAGGTTTACTGTGTTTGGGCTTTTAGTTATTTATCAACTTTGAGTACCCCATCATTATTTTAGGAGTCTCTTACTGCCCTTCGCGGTGCCGGAAATAATCTCTGTTTTATTATCAACTTCTGAGTCTAGCGCAATTACGCCAGATCTCACAATACACTCATTTAGATCAGCATAAATGATACTATCCGGAGAACAGTTAATGTAGCTTAAGTCAATTCGGTTTGCGCCGCCTCTCTCAAATAGGCAATCGTCTAGATGAGAATATCGGATATCATTATCGGTTAGGATTCGACACTCTGCGATTCTAGAAGATCTAACTTTACAGCTATGTAACATGCAATGAGACAGCTCAGCCTCAATTGAACAATTAATAAAATCTAAATCATGTAGCGAGAATCCCTCCTTAATGATCGAGTCCTTGACCTGCACTCTTTTTGAGTCAGTGTCGTAATTCAATTTGCCCTTTTTCATTTTACCAAAGGTTATTAGGTCAAATAGACTTTCTCTTAAGTTATTATAGTTAGACTCAACTATTCTAGGATCGTCCTTTAGGTCAATGTAAAGCTCAATATCTGGAAAATTCTTTATGAAATTTTCATAAGTTTTTAGGGCCAACGTATTGTGCCTTTGTAGCTTAATAACGTCATTGATCTTTTTCTGGTCTTCGATTGAATAGGTGGTATTTGAGGTTAGGGTCTCATATAACTTCTCAGACATGTAATTTATTAGATTCGTTGCATCAGCTCTACGCGTTTGGTATTCAGGTCCACCGGCATACCTAATCTCAAGATAACCCTCTCTTAACTTTTCAAAGTTTAGGCCAAAGTACTTAGATTGAGGAAAGGCAAAGTCCATTGGATTTCCAGGTTTTGCATAAGGTAATGCGTTCTCGGCAACGAATTTATCTTTTGGATAGATGTTACTAACCGAGTTTTTATAAATTCTCTGAATTCTAGATTTTGCAGAAGGCCACATTTCAAATATCTTTTCCTCGTTAAGAGAAAGGATACACTTGAAAACATTTAGATTCTCAAGTCTTTCAGTTAGGCCCATATCAAATTCATTAAATGACAAGTTAATGTGAAGTCCAGTACGGTCGGTTGTGAATCCATTCTCATCGATAAAATTCATCACCTTGTACATGATATGAATTGCTTCAGAATAGGGCATTACTCCAGTTACAAGTTCATTCATTTTGAATCCACCTGAAAAGTCAGCTTCAAGTTTGAATTGGTCTCTTGACACTGGCAGGTCTGATCGATATTCGTCAGTCCATGTGATATCCTTATTGAGTGCAGTTTTTAATTTCTCTGCAAGCTCTTCTCTTGGAATCGGCGAAAAAAATTCGAACTCGAATCCTAAGTTAACATTGTCGAAGATTTTTGATTTGGTTAAGTCTTTGTACATAATATTATAAGTTTATTGCAATGAATGGTAAGTTTAATCTTGGTCTAGCATTGTCAATTATTTCAAGCAGAGATTCGTCTCTAACAAAGAGTTGACTCACTATGAATTCATGATCCTCTTCCTGAACCATTGTGTTGAATAGTCGTATATTTGCAATTGAGTAATTGGCACTAGGTAGGGTCCAATTTTCGGTTGTCTCAAAAGAAAATTGACCAGTCTTCACTGAATTTGAATAGACGCTAATTAGCCTATTAAAGTTTTTTACATTTGCTGGATCTTGCCCAAATGAATAAAAATTGACTTCAAGTTGGCCGTATTGAGCGGATACTGGAATTATTACTGAATACCACTTATCGTAATTTAGAGTTCCAACCGGAAATGCGCGATTGGTTCCGTTGATATTAACATAAGTAGTCACAGTTGCAGTTAATCCGTCAATGTCAACTAGATTACAGGTAATTGTCATTCCCTTTTCTTGAAAATTATCGAATCCATCGATTAGCTTTATTGATTGGGTGCCTTTGTTAAATTTGACTAGTGCACTAAAAGTCATGTTTGGAGTATTAACAGTAGATGCAACTGCTTTATAAACTACCGCATTCTCTGACTGCTTGAATTGAAAAACTCCAGCTGAAAATTCGGTAATGTCTCTACGCTCACTTGGGTTAAGTCCTAAATTCTTGTAACCTTCAACTGCTACATATTTTCCAGTAGCTGGGTTATATGAGTCCTTAGGCCCATTCATTTTAACAGGTAAAAGTTTTCCAGAACTACTTATGGTGGAATCACCAGTATTTAATTTTCTAGCGGTCCATGCTTTGTAAATTTCGCTATCTTGGTAGGCATATATTGTGTACGGTTGACTAGGTGTGAGCTCTTGGTCAGAAGTTGTCCCATCGGATACTGCTGCATAGCTAACAATTGAGGGTTTAACTCCACTCATATCATAGTAATACTCAATTAACGGTGCATAGTTAAAAGTGTAGTCCATAATCTTATTGCTTAGGTCCGGATGAATTGATCTGCGAGTCTCATCAAATTTATGAGATATCGTCTTGTACTGTTTCTTGTCAAGAGCGTCCTTTGTTTGGACCTCTGCCTGTTTACCGAATAGTTCATCGCTTGTCATGATGATGTTGTCTAGGAATCTGCGATCCTCAGTTTTCATTAACATGTCAATGTTTGGACTGAATTTAGTTAATTGTATTTTCCAGTATAGAGGTTCCATCATGAATCCCCTAAATAGATAAGATCCTTGAATCTCATACATTCTATTGGTTAACGGAAAGTACATGTAATCTCTTTTGCGAGGCTGAGTATCCGGTCCGAATATTGACTGAAAGTATATGTGATCTATATGAATCTCAAATGGAATTTCAAAATCAACTCCAAACTCCGTAAAGTTAGGCTTGTTATCTGGAAAAGTATTATTGGGTACGACGACCTTAACGCATTTGCGATCAGTTGTTTTGAAAAGAGTCCATTCCTTAAATATGAAATCTCCACCGTCTCTATCCGGCTCAGTTTTAAAGTAGACGACTTCATGTCCAAATAGCTTATTGGTTTGTAGGCTAAGTTCCTTTGCAATACCGATTGCGGTACCAACCTCATACGGCTTGAAACTTGCCTCTCTTTCAGCAATAATTGCTGGACATCTTTCGGTTGAACAATAAACGGTTGGCGTGAATAGTGATTCAGCAACGTAAGTACTGTTTAGCCGAAATTTAACAGAATTGACAGTTAGGGGTGTTGTAATTTGATTATAAGTAGTATCATCATACTCGTACTTTACTTCTAAAAAGACTGGTGCATCTCCGAAAGTTAGAACAGAAAGTTCGCTTAGATCAGCTGGTGAGAATGGATACCATAGTGACCAATTTCCACGGTCAGAAGAGTATCTCATTTTACGAATGATATTTGATGAACTTGCACTACCTAGGTCAAGGTCTTCGTCAAAGCCAACGATATTGAGTGCACCAGGTACAGGTTCTCCAGTAGAAAAAATTCTGTAATTCTTACTGTAGGTGATGGTGTTTTTCGGAGGCTCCGGAATTACCTTGTAGGTGATTACTTGCATTAATAAATCCTTTTTGTTATTTATCGCAGCAGATTCAGGTTTTAGCCGTCAAATAAATAATAAGAAAATCGGGGTATCAATGAAACCTTTAAACCCCAAGCTTGTTCTAGACCCAATGTGGCTTTGTCAAGCGAATTTTGTTGACCTAGAGTATTACACGTACATTCTCTTGGACGCGAAGCAGAAGTATCTCACTAACTTAGATAGTGACTTTTCCAACTTTTACGAAATAGTTTTCCATTACCTAAATTTAAACACTGTAATAGCTGATAAAAAGGTGTACGATTCACATTTGAATGTGGTTAGGTCACACGAAAAGTTAATGGAAATAGTAACTCAATTGGCCCAGTCGGATGACTCTAATGGGAAGAGTATCGTTAAGGCATGCTCGTCAATCCTGTCTGAGGTAATGGAGTCTTATTTAAAGAAACAGATTCCTGTATTAGAGCATATTCACTTTCATCTAAATAACAATCAAATACACAAGCAAGATGTGATCTATATTGTTAGTAAGTCCACTAAATTGGACAGATATGAAGTTTACCGATTAAATCTAAAAAGCAAATGCAATCTAGGTTACTCAATCACAAGAAAGGCAGTATTGGATTTACCGGGTCTAAAGAATTCAGAGTTTAAGGCCAGGCTGCTTGAGGCAAAGCCTAATTTAAAAGATTTTAATCCTGACCAGAACGTGATAGTTGTTTCAGGCACTGATCATGTTGTGCTATCTGATGGAATTTGTCTTGCAAAGGACATTATCTTGGTCAATCGCATCATGAAACCAGTCCATGGATTTGACGCTAATGTTCTATTGGATTACAGCCGAATGCTTGAAAAAAAGAAGGCTATTCCCTTTAAATTAAAGGCTTAAGTGGCAGTTTCGTACGTAAAGTGGCATTGAAACTTAATAAGCTTGTTATAATAGTTGCCGTCCGCTGGAGCCGATGTTGGAACCCATGATTCGTATATACAATCAAAGGCGGTAACTGGGCTCAATTTAGTAGCACCCGCATTAAGAGCGTCTCCGCCACTGCTATATGCAGATTCGCCGATAATATTCCTTTGACCAAAGAATAGTGCAGCTGGGGAATAGCTTGCTGAACCGCTTGCTAATCTGGTCTGAACCCTGCCGATTCTAATTTCGGACTTTCCGGTTGGAGTGATCGGTAACGCGTTGGACACTCGGCCTACTGCTCCAGAGTATGAAGGAGATCCACCAGTTCTGGCACCAGCACTATAAACTGTGGGACTCATATAAAATGCTGGATACTGTACGACTGGATAGGTTGGGCCTCCGAACACAATAGATGGATTCACACTATCGTCTATTTGTAGATTAAAACTACCAGCGAGTACAGTGTCGCTAAGGCGGTCTTCCATTCCGGTGGATAGTATCGCAGCACCCACTGAACCTGCAGTCGGCTCAAGGTGTGATCCGAACGGTAAAGTAAGCCCTATTGCACAGCTATCGAGCCAAGTCCCATTTGTAGCATATAAGAAATCACAACGACTTGTATTTGAACCGGCGGTATATACGGAAGTCGGTGTGTTGGCTGCGAATGTTCCAGTATAAGTGGTTGTTATCCAGTTAAATGTAGGGCTAATCGTGAAATTTACCCAACATGTCACCTTTTTTCCAATCTTAACGTATCGTGCGTATTCAACTGTGATTGGAATATCACGGTATGTATAGCTCGACCCTGATCCAAGCTCTCCGTATAGTCCAACTTCTTCGACCTGGCCTGAGGAGGTCCAATACGCTCTAGCTGGCCCAGCAAAACCTACACTAGAACCTGAAGTATTGACCATAAGTCTCTTAAATGATGGATTTGAATTTGTTTGATTTTGTAGAGCTCCACCGTAAAGTGTTGGACTCCATGTGCCTTCTTCATAATCATCGAGCGTATTTGGATCAGCCGATACAACTTGAGTTACTGGGAAAGGCAGACCTTGTGCAAGGCGATCCTCTTTTACGACGACTGCATTGTTTAGTGAAATTGTTGCAGTTGCATTTTGAGTTTCAAGTTTAAGATTACCGTTGGCTGTTGTTATTTTCCAGGTTGTTCCAACTCCTCCAGCGTAATCGATCTCGTTTGTTTTTAGGGTTGAGTTACCTATTACGATATTCCTATTGAAATTGAATGTCACTCCACTTGGCGCATCGAAATCAATTGAAGTATTATCAGCTGGATTGAAACCTATTCCAAAGTAATTAACGGCTAAACCTGCTCCAAAGCTGGTGTTTCGTTTAAAGAATAAACCGTCAACTGAAACGCCGGCCGCCACTGCAGTAGCCTCGGTGTTTGCTAATATGTGTTCGTTCGTCAATTTCATTTCAATTGTTCGACCAACTGATTGCGTAGTACCGGCCTTGTTGATTAACCAGCGGTGTTCGCTATTTCTTCGAGGTGAGAATGACTCAGCAACCTCACTTCCGCTTGAAGAAAGATCATATTCGGCTCGGAGCATATAGTCTCCAGGGTTAGCAGTAGTTCCACCGCTGATTGTGAATCCGCCTAATCGATACTTTCTGATTCTTAAGTTTTCAAAGCTTGGACTAATCAAGAAGTTTTGAGAAGTAATTCCATTATAAACAGTAGGTAGAGTATCTAATGAACCTAGTTCAATTTGACCTCTATAACCTTTTGATGCTGAATTAGTTTCAAATTCTTTTGCGGCATCCGCTGTGCCGTTAAAGAAAGAGTAAACCGATAAATTTGAAGTTTGTGGAAATATGCTGTCTACTGAGGCTGGATAAGTTATGAATTTATGAGGAGATCCTGAATTACCTAAACTAGTTAGATCAATTACTGGAGTACCAGCTAAAGCATAGGCATAGGTTTCACAAAGAGAGAATACTGTTCCACTAGAAGAATACACGTAATATCCTCCATTATTTGTTAATCCGCCGATTGATGTACCGCCCTCATTAGAATAGGTTACGAATTGGCCAGTAGTTAAGCCGTGTCCAGCCGAAACAGTTATTTGATTATTAGTCAAACTTACAACCGATGAACTACCTGCATTAAATGATACTTCGGTTGATGAATTTGCAATCGCTGCAATGTTTGAGGAGACTAATGCTAATGAGCGTGTTTTTAACTCATTGAAATTATAGAGAACTGTTTGATAATTTGTTCCTAATCCTGGAATTACAAAGTTAGGGTCTCCACTAGTCACGCTATTTGTTAAATCTAATCCTGCTGTAACTCTAGGTTTTACGACTCTAGAAGAGGCTCCCAATCTAACGTACGGAGAAATATTTGTACCTAGCGCGGTTTGGACTAGAGTATTAAAATCAGTCAATACTTCCCAACCATAGAGATTAGATCCACTGGTTAATACCTTTTTAAAAACTTTGTCCGCTGTGATTAAAACATCGCCGGTTCTAATACCAGACGTTGCACCAGACGGTGCGCTTGTGGCGGCGGTTGCTGGAGTTGTTCCATAAATAACTGAGCCAGTTTCACCAGTTGGGCCGATTGGGCCGATTGGGCCAGCCGGGCCGATTGGGCCAGTTAGGCCAGTTGGACCAGTTGCACCTATGCCGAGTGCAATTAATTGATTAAAGTTGAAGTTTACTTTATTTGAGACATCAACTTGACTATCGGTTGCGAATATCTCCTTTAAATTTATAATGATTGCCATTAAATGAATTTAATTTTTATTTTTGGCACTAGTTTTACACCGGTGTTAGGTTTTATCAAAATCGAGCCTTCTACTAGGTTTGATTTGGTATTATTTATTTTGACATTTCGAATTAAGCTATAACCTAGATCTCCAAGCAAATCGTAATCTACTTGAATGAAGTTAACTAAATTATTAGGTATTGTACTATCATTTAGTGAATAGAACTCGAAACTTTCAATTGAATATAACTTAATTAAGTTAGTAGAGCAGTATTGAGCTAAGTACTGTTCAAAGGTTAGATCACCAAGAAATTCTGTACTCGTTGTAATTAAGTTGCCAGTCTCATCCTTAAAGAACTTTTGGAATTCAGAGCGAAGACCGTTATCTGATAGGTGCTTAGTTATTAGGTCAGTTATGTTCAATTTGAAACGAACTTCATTTCCAAAAATCGAATATTCTAAGTTAGAGGTTGTTGCAGTTGAGGTTAAGAAGGTTGGATTATCTACCTCAAGTGCAGTGAATGACTCAATTGTAAAACCGGTCGGAACATTGATAAGCTTCGAAATGAACGAATAGTCTTCTGTAACCCTACGGCTTCCTGGAATTCTAGAGAATGTGTTCTTTTGTGAATACTCAAAATGGTAATTGTAATCCCAGCTAGAAGATAAGATATTTAAAGAGGTTCGGTCAATTGGAGTTTCTCCAATTAATGGATACTCAGCTGAATAGTTTTGGCTGTTCTCTAAATCTAAAATTGAAGTTTTTGCGTACTTAACAAACTCAAACTCCGGTATTACAAAGAAATTTTCAACGTGAGGATTTAGGCAAACATTTGCACTAGTTAAGTCATTTTCATTTATTGAAAAATTGTACTTGAATCCAGCGGTCGGTTTAGTTATAATATCATATTCGCCAGAGTATCTGTTAACTGAGTAGGCTTGTGAATTAACTTCACTTAGCGTAACTCCTGCAATTTGATTAATTTGACCAGATTGAACAGACTCTTGTGAAATCTTAACAATTGTTGATTTTGAAATTTCATCAGCAGCCAGCACCTCCATTGAGAGCTTCTTGACGTTTAGGTTAATGCCATCAGTATAGGTTTCCCAGCTAATAACTTCTTGTGATTTGTCCAATAGTTGAACAAATTTGGCAAATGAAAGATTTCCAAATAATTTATCAAAGTACTTAACTCCTCCAAATATTTGAAAGTGTTGAGCTTGCTCTACCCAAGTAGAAGTGGTACCATTTGGAATACCTGTCTCAGCGTAAGAGAATGAAATTATATCTCCTAAATTAATAGTTGCTGGAATAACGGTTTTAAGCGATTTAGTTGAGCTCTGTGTCAAAATGACTAGATTTTGATTTGCTCCAGCGATTCCGTCCTCAGTCAATGTAATATTTGCTAAGTTGGTTGGAGTCGGCAAAACTGGTGTACTTGAAGGACCGCTAACTGTTTGAATTTGTAAAACAATACTCTTTTGACCTGGTTTTATTATATAAAATGGAGAAAATCCGATATTTGACTGTTCTATTTCAGAGTCAGCTGCTGAATCATAGTCCAGCAATCCAATAAGCTTGCGAGTTTCAATAGACTCAGGCAATAGAGTAGCGGTGCTTATATTGATTCCACTCGTAGACAAGTCAACTCCTCTAGACAACTTAATCGTTGAATAGGCGGCTGCTTTATTATTGTATTTCTTATTTTTTGCAAAATACAAGAAAGAATGAGTTAAATTAGAAACATTGCTAAATTCAATTCGGTAATCTCCGAATACTGAATCGTAATAAGACACATTATGTTCTATTGAAAATTCGTCTAGTGCAGTAGAATTTGAATCAACTGGACTCGGTACAACCCAATTCGATTTGAATAGAACCTCTGTTCCGTTAGTTATGCTTGTAGTTATGCCTCCATTAACATAGGCGATCGGTATTGTGAAAACTCCAGAAGAATAAGTAACTGAAGATGATGCGGTGTAAACAACTTCCTCGTAACTTGAGTTAGCAATACCATACGCTATTTTAAACGAGTTTCCGCTCTGTAAAATCTGATTTAATTTATAGCTTTGATTAATTGTGCCGTTTGCAAAAAATGAAGAACTAGCAGCTGACGCTTGATTAATCGCTAGGGTTCCACCATTTAGGGTATTATTAAAAACTCCCGAACTTGGATCAAGTTGACCTGATCCAGCAGCTGCAGTATTCAACTCCCAGCTATCTTGGAACTCTGATTGAATTCTAACGCAAGGATATGTTCCTTGATTTAAAATTAGAGGTAGAGCCTGGGAAACACTAGCGTAAGTTCGCTCTCCTAGTCGATCTCCATTAGATATTAGTCCATTGCTGACATCCGAGTAAACGGTAGATCCAGCCGAAGCAATTATTGAAGAATATAGAGCAATTGGTGAGCTGGATGGAGAAATTACTGGCGCGTAAATAATATGAACAGTTTGGCCTAGATCGGCTGAGATCAAGGTAGTTCCATTAATTAAGTTTAGGTAAGTTGTTAAACTTGAAACAGTAATAGTTACATCAATTGAATATCTAGTTTGAGTTGTCCTAAATGAATTATTGAATAGGGAAGTTTGATTGATCAAATCGCCAGTTGATGTTGACCAATCTGCAGTTAAGATTGAGTTGTCTAATAATCCTTTGTAGCCGATTGCTACCTCTATTAGTACTGTGATCGATTTAGCATTCGTATTTTCAATCACTCTGTACTTTATAGGTTGCCGAGTTACGGTTGGAATCTCTTTAATTGGTTTAAGTAACACACTGAATTTGTAGTCTTCGAATCGAGTTGTGTCAATTATTGAATTCCCAAAATCATCAATTTCATAGAATTTGAATTTGGCACCTTTAAACGTTGTTTCATACTGCTTGGTGAATTGATTCTTATTTAAAATTGAGTATCTAAATTGAGGCCTATCAACCTCAAATCCATTAACCTTTGGAATGTACGTAAAATAAGTTTCAAAATATTGAGTCGACCCGGTCAATTGGTCAATGTCAATTGGAGAATCAAAATACGAAAAGTTATATCGTGCAAGTTTAGGATCATTTAAGTATCCAAACTCTGATTCAATATAGAACCACTCATGTGTCAACTTTTCAGGAGTTGGAGAAGTTTCTCGATGAGATGGTCCAAAATTATCCTTGCCAAACATAAGGTCGGAGTTTAATCGATATGGATTATCACGGCCATCTGTTGAATCTTCCAGCCCCCATTTAGTTATGTATGGAATTACTCTACCGGTCGAGGCATAGTCTTTATTAAAATTTTCAAGGTAAACATGGTATTCACTTGACACATTTCCTAAAACGTAACGATCTCGATTCTCATAAGTCAAATTTTGTTGACTTTGATATGCGTGGTCAGCCTTTAGTGCAAACGGGCCGCTATAATCTATTAGATCATTAGATTCATCGTAATAGGCTAAATCTAATCGGTCTGGATATAGTGTACTGATTGGGTCAGTCGTAGTATTTGGTCTCTTTTTTCCGTATATTAAAATTGCATCTCCTCTAACCACCGTGTACTTTGATAATTGATCTGTATTTTGCCAAACTAGGGGTCTTGACCCAGTTCCAACCGAGGCCATATCGTATAGTTGACCATTTACTTCAATGTCGCCATCTCCAACTATTTGATATGAATACTTGGTAAAGTCTAACATTGTAACATTTGCTGGAATGTAAATGTCTTTATATAGATCAAGTAATAAATTTCTAGAGTATCGAGTTGAGTAAGTTGAAAAATCAATGTCCATTACTTCAAAAATTGAAAGTACTCCAATTTTAGGTTTAAATAATTTTCTGATTTCTATTTTATCATAATTAACATTGACCACTTCATCATCGATTAGCTCAAGTGTTGCGTAGTTATTGAAGTACGATAGTGCCTCAGTTTGTTCCGCATCAGATAAGCCATTCTTGACCAAGTCAACTACTTTACATACTCGACTAATCTTTGACCAATTAGTATTTGTCTTTACTACAATATCGTCAAGTAGTGGAGTTAGCTTTTCAATGTTTCCAATATCAATGATTGCATGAGGTTTATTTAAAAATCCTCCATCTGCCAAAATTAATGAACTTGTAGAAGTTCCATTTATTTTGAAAGTTGAGGAAGATGCAGCAATTACCCTAATTTTTAGCTCTCCGTAAGTATCTCCAAATTCACGAGACTGTATGAATACTGTATCATTGAATGGTACTGCAATAATAGAGGAGTCTTTTAACTGTATAGTAATCCCATAAATTGCTTGTGTGATTTGACTAATATCTAGATCCGCATTAACGTATATTCTAGAACCGTAAACTCCTTCAACGTATTCGGTTCCATTAAAATACCACTTGCTATTATTGATTGTTGAAACGTATTGTGTTCCGATAGCTGCTGGTGAATATTGTGCGTTGGATGGAGGTACTGAATTTGGATCGAGCGCTGAGAAATTTATAATTGGAATAGTTGGATAATCAACAACGTATGTGGTTCCAGTAGGCAAGCTTGAAGGTCCGCCAGTAAAGTACGATTTTACAAAAACTATTTCATCGTATCTTCCACCGCTATCATTTACGTCTAGGCAACTTCCACTAGGATGGTATATTCTAAGACGATCCAAATGATCGGGCTTATTAACCAATTGTAGAGCAACGGTTGACTTAGTATCAACAGTTGAAATTGAGGCAGTTGGCTGAGAAATTAAATCAGTAGGCCCAAAGAATGTACCTAGATCAACGCTAACATCATCTATTTTAAAGGTGACTAGTGTATCGCTTTGATTCCAATCATTTGAATTAATTAGATGAAGATCTCCAGTTTTTGACTTGATATATGGAAAGAACAGAGTCTCAGTCGATGTTCGGTTTTGATTTATATCACTAAGGTTTTGACCTAGAGCTTTTCCATTAAGCTTAACTCCAGTTGAATTAGTTAAGGTAAGCGAAATATCATCAGCTTGACTGTATTTTACCGGTAACGCTTGATCATTAACAAATGGATCAAATACCAGAGTCTCAAGTTCAACCCATGGATCACTAATCGTTGAACTTTGAAGTTCAAACTTAATGGGATTAATATTATTAGCAGTTATTGTAAGTTGCGTGCCTTGAGGAAAGCTAGTGTATGTTCCAGAAATTGTTAGAACTCCACTACTAAATACGGCATTCGTAACTGAAATATTACCTGATCCAGTAAATGAAATATTATTGACGCCTAAATCTTCTAGATTAGTACCGGTTACCGATAACGTAAATGTTGAGCTTGGAGATAATGACAGTTGGCTAACTGTTTCAATAGCAACTACATTTTCGGAAGACTCAGAATACATTCGGTCTAAATCAATTTCAAATTCTTCTAGGTCAATGTCATTACAGTAAAAACCAAAATATCTATTGAATTCATAGTCATTTGAAGTAATATCGTTAAATAGGAATTCCATATTTAAGATTTTAGGATATACGATCTTATTTCTTTCATATCCTAATGTTACAAATTCTTCAACCTTTAATAGAGGTAGCGCTCTGCTAAATACTGTACTTAGCTGCTCAGGAATTTCAACATACGTGCCTGATGAAATTGAAGCTCCTCTATATAATGAATATCCGTCAGCTTTATGATTAACATATAGCGGTTTTTTGGTGAACATTGGGTTTTTAGCCATATTCTCCAAGTACTGCCCAATCTTTGAAGTTTTTCCAAGGTCAAAAACTTTTACAATGGTCGAGTTCTTAAACGCGTCGGTTGCAAATTCTTGAACTGAAATGTTTTGTAGAGTTTTTCCTTGGCCTGCAGTATAGTTAGAAGCTCCAGGTATTTTAAAAATGATAAATTTGGTTGGAACCACTTGATCTAAGTAGAGAGGAGCCAAGTAAGAAAATTTCTCAGAGTATTGTCTACTCGTTAAATACTTTGCACCACTGGTATACAGATCAAAATCGAATTGATCTTTAAGATCCTTAGCAACAGCATTCTTACCAATGGTTGAACCTACTTGATATGCAATTGACGATGGTGTTTTACCATTATCGTAAAATTTATAGAGATTAATCTCATGGTTTGAATTTTCGTTTATTGCGAATCTCTTATACTTTTGATCAGCGAGCTGTTCATTTGCGTTAATGGAATTTAACCACAGATCTCCACCTGAATCAACGGTTAACTTAACGTTAGTTGTTAATTTTGGGTTAGTTCTTAATAATTGAAAGCTTACGTTTCTCTCAGCAAGTTGAGTGTATGTTACCACAAGTTTATGTTATATTTTAATCAGTTGAACCTACTGCACTAAATGTTGAAATATCTAATTGGCTAAGTGGAGTAACAACTGCAGTTTCTTTTTCGTATTGAGTACCGACGGTTACGTCAAATGAAAATACTGAACCTGTTGAGTAGATGTCTAATCCAATTTTCTTAGAATATTTAACATTTTTTAGGCCAGTTGGATTTGCTACTCTCCATCCACCAATGAATCCGAGTTTATCGTTAGCTCTAAATTGGAATATTAACGGAATCTTGATTGCATTAGCTGATCCGTATGCAAGTTGTTTGGTTGCGCCAGATGGGCTTAATCCAGCAACTGATACTGCTGAATAAGAAGATGGTGCCATATACAAATACGCTCCACATGTGTATTTTCCAATTAAGTATTCATCATTCTTAAGGAAGCCGTTCTTAATAGGATATTGATTTTCTCTTAATGTAGCAGAGGCTGCTCCCAATGTAACCGTTGCTGGTCTTTGGTATGCAGCTTGTTGTAGATACGATGCACCGAATACATTGGTTCCCTCAGCTTCAGTAGTTTCGCAATGAATTGCTTGGCTGAATGGAAGATACTTTTGAATAGTATCAGTTGTAAGATATGAAGGTCTTGCAGGTACCCAAGTTGCTTGATTCCAGGCAGTAGTTATCTCTGGGTGATTTTTGTGAATACAGAACTCGCTTAACTTACCATTACCGTTTGGAGTTGAACTGGTTAGCGTACCATTCCATACATTTGAATTAGAGGTAGTAGTATACGGAGTAGCCGATAGAGTTGGGTCAAACGGCACATAGTGACCGTATACATAAGGTACGTAGTTTGAACCTATTTGGAATCCGCCGTATGCGTAGTTACCGGATGCCGCATTGACGTATGGATATACTCCTTGATTATCTCCAGCATATAGGTCATTTGCTAATGTAATATCTTTGTAACGACTATACATAAATTGACTTTGAACATGAGATGATTGGTAACCGTCCTTTTGTACAAAATTACTAATGGTCTGATCAGTTGAGTTATTAATGCTTAATGGAACTCTGTCATATCGTAAATTCTTATGATAGTTAGAAGTCGGATATGCAACCGGATCCGATGTGTCAGCCGGAACTCCAATTCCTCCAGCTAAAGTTGAAATTAATTGTAGTGCAGTTTGTGATGTATTTTGTAATTGTACAATGTATTGTACTGCCACGACTTTTCCATTAGTATATTGTACTGGAGTTACACTAGTATCTTTGATTAGATCCTTATAGTATCCAGCAAACAGAGAAATTGAATCTCCATTCTTTACTTCTTTTTCATTACCTAATTGATCAATGATACTTACTTTTAAAGCGCCGGCTCCAGTAGATATTGAAGTTTGAACTGCCGATAAATCATCAGCAATTGCCTTTAACTTTGTGTAAAGATCAACAACGTTTCCATCAGTTGCAAAAAATCCACTCGCAACGTCCTCAGCTTTGTGGGCGTAATACTTATCACGAGTCGTGAATGCGGTGGAAAGGTGAATATCTAATCCTTTTGAATTTAATTCATCCTGGAAGTTTAAACGTGCCTCATCTGCAAATGCTTGTTGAGATACGATTGTTGCATCTTCAACCGTTTCAATATCAGCTGGGAATTCAACTAGAATACTATCAGACCAGCCTGATTCAATTGGAGAATCTGGCCAACCTGCTTCAGATAAACTCTTGATTCTAATTTCAACGACTTCTCCCTTTTTAATTGGAATGTCTAATTGATTTGAGTTAACTGTATCTGGATCCGCTAAATTTTCATCTGCCCATTCATAATAACCGGTTGACGTATTTAGCTTTTTAGTTCTGGCTTTAGATAAGTATTCTCTCCATGGCGAGAAGGCTCCAGTTACTTTATTTCCATTTGCATCAACGAACTCTATTTGATCGGCTGTTTTGCTACTGCCGGTCTTGCTTAAAGTACGATAAGATATTTTAAATTGAGCTACATTCTGTAATCCATGTAGAGTTTGTCTAGGTTCCGGAATCGCCCAAAATCCTCTAACTCGATATTCAGGATTCTTTATGAAACTTGGGGTTGATTTGATTGAGGTTGTAATATCGCTTACAACACTTTGTAAAGTTTTAGAAAGAGTTAATCGACGATCAGCATAGGTCTTTAAGTCTTGTTCAAGTTTTAATTTTTGACCTTCATTCAAAGACGCATTCGTATTTAAGTTAGCACGAGTTGCACTAATCTGCTTGTCAAGTTCAGATATTTGAGATGAACTTTGTTCTTTAGATGCAATTTTTTGCTTGATCGCAAGAGTATTATCCGCATCCTGTATATGTTGATCAATTTGAATAACTTTAAAGTTAGTCGCAGTTGCAACCACTGGACTCGGACTCTCTCCTAATGAGGCTGGTAATTTCTTTTCCTTTGCATAGTTTAAGAAAATAAGACCAAAATCAGATACGAAATTTTGATAGAATTGAGTTAAGGTTAACTCTTTTCCATTTTGCATTTCAATCGTTAGATCATTCGTATAGATTCCAAAACCTTGAGAGTATTGGTCAGTTGTTACCGCTAATCTATCACTTACTGGTCTTAAGAAAATTATATCTCTCTCATTATATCCAACATTTAGTTGAACAAGAGTAGATCTTTCAAGAATCGGTTTAATTCTTAATTGAGCGGTACCTATTGCAATTCCGCTAGAACCGAAAACTAATTCAAGTATTACAGAGCGAGAGTTAATATCAACCGATTTGACTAAAAATTCACTATTATCAGCTGCAATTAATTTGTCTCCAGCCTTCAACGTTTTTTCTATTGTTCCGCTTGAAGTACTCTCAGTTAATCCAGAGTATTGTAGAGTTCCTAAACGGTATTTACGAATTGTTTCAGTTAGAGTTTGTCCACCGACTATTGCAGTTTCGCTATCTTCCAAAATGTCAAGAACATCGAATGCTCCTCTAACAGTATTCTTAGCTGGCGAAAGTTCTAATTCCGCAGTATCTTCGAAATACTGAATGCCGCGATTGTTTAGATCTTTAATTACAGCAGCATACGATAAATTGTTTTTACCTTTATAAGTAGCATCAAAGTATTGAGTGTCACTAGCTATTTGAGAGGTAATGATTACTCGAATTACTTCAAAACGATTAATATCCGGATCAGTTGTTATAGTTGACGTATCAATATTAACGTAGAGTAATGGATTTAAGAAAGATTCAAAGAACCAATTCGTTTTGTAGTTGAACGCAGCAGGTACTGCAACGCCAGTTGAACTCACTCTTTCTAGATCGTCAATTACTGTAGAAATATCCTTCAATTCAAAAGTTCGTAAGTTGCCGTCTTTGTCTTTTACACCAAGCTGGTTTGCATTGCCGCTTAATAGACTATTGAACTTCTCTTCAATGTTTTGAATTTGAGTGTTTAGGTAGCCAAATGATGGAATGTTATAGGTTGCAGTGCTTCCGTCTTGTTTGGTTTGAGTGACACTAACTGAATTAGCCTTAGTGGATAAGGACGTATTAAGCTTTAGCAAGAACTCTTGCATGTTGTTAATATCAACGCCTAGTTCTGCTAGGTAATCGGTTAGTGATGATTTATCTGCCATTTAGTTTATCTAATTATTTTATCGACACTGAACGTTAAAGTTTTAGGATCTTTACATACTATTTCAATAATAGGTTTGCCAGTTCGACCGTAGGTTGTTGGAAAATCCGCAGCGGTTAATGTTGCAATTATTACGCTGTACTGGCTTCCCGCATTTACAATATTCTGTGAATCCGTTTTTATGGTTATTGTGTAAGAATTTGGAATGATTTGAGAATCGCAAACAATTTTTAATGATTGACCTGCTTTCCAAGTATTTGAAGAATCATCAATGAATAGGGTTAAATTACGATCCATTGTCCAAGGAATTGGGCTACCTGATCCGTTAACTTTTAGATGTCGAATTTGAGTTCCGCCTATTCCTAAGCTTTCAGTTCGTGAACCTAGCGTATTCACGCTAAAGTCTGCATCATTTATCCTAGAGAAAGCTTGAATATCTGAATAGAACGTGATTTCTCCAGGAATGTGCTTGTCTAGCGAAACACCATATCCTGATTTAAAGGAGTCTGTGTTATATGTTATTTGTAATGAAGTATTGTTACTTAATATTTCATCAATTCTTGAATTAGCTGAATCAATTAGATCCATAATTGCGGATGTTTCTGCAAATGCGGCAGTCGATGCAGCAACGGTTGTTTCAAGAACGCCTATTCGAGTAGCTAAGCTCTTTAGGGCAGTAGTATTCAATAACGCATCTTTAGCTAAGTCAACTTCATCAGATAGAGTATTAAGCTCTAACAATTTATCATTAAACTTTGTCTGTAAGCTTCTCATTTCTGTTAAAACATCCGTGAAAAGATTTAGAGAAAAAGTATTGTAATCATTTATTGATTTTTCAACTGCAACATCTTCAATTGAGGTATCAAATTTAACGTTAACCTTGAATGCAAATGAATTACCATTGGTTTTATTGATTGTGTCTGGCTTGTTCTTAGTGATCATTGGAATAATGAATTCACTTCCACTTTGAACCACTTTATTCAAGAAATAAACTCCATATAGGTTGGTTACGCTAACTGGTTCAGTTCCAGCCGTTGCATTTGGAGCTGGATCATACACGTCATAATAGATTAGGATCGCATTAAATTCAAAATCCTCATTTGTGTAACTGTCATTTAGTTGAGCAAATGATTTAATATTTGGATTTTGAGAAGCAATTAGATAGTTTGAAAGTGAGAAATCAATTACAACACCATCTAGTGTTGAACGTAAGTACTCAACGGTTCTGGTTCCGCTGTTATAGTTCTTGAAAATTCTCTGAACTTTAGGCGTTGAACTTGTAACCCCGTATGGAGTTCCAAAGTAGGCAGCTTGGTCCGTATAGTAAGAATTATTAATTGATGAAGATCCCCACCAAAAACCAGTCGTTGTAGGTTGAACGGTTAGAGTATCTGATATTTTTGAACTAACGGTGTTTGTATCTAGATCGTAAAAGGCTTCAAGGTTCATTCCAGCAAATGGATGAGTATCGTTATAGTGTCTACCATTTAAGTACTCAACATCTAATGGATCTCCCGGTGTATTAACGATCAACATACCTGGACCATAGTTCTCATCAGGCTTTGAGTTGAATAGAACGGTTGGTGTTGATCCTACGTTTGTCGGTACATGAATGTATAATTCACTGTATGAATTATCTTTACTGCGAACTGAGTTAACTACATCAATTTCGCCAATGTACTTAACAACTCGGTCATACGTAGAAATTGTTGGATCGTACCAATCCTCTGCCCAACGTTTTTCGCCAGCCGGCAAAGTTGAAATTACTTCAGAAGTGGTTGCATCTCTCCAACGTACTGCACCAAGTTCCTTTAACCATTTCCAAAAAACTCTCTCAGATACATTTAATTTCTTTTCACGATTGTAGGTTGATTGAGAAATTAATAAGCTCTCAAAGTTTAGCGCGTAATTTTGAAAACTGTTAGCTAGGTTAATATTTTCATTAGCTGAAAGATTATTAAGCAGAGGAGTTTCACCAGGAGCTAGGAACTGAACTTTATTATCAGTTTGCATGGTTGTTGGGATCCCAATCTCTGGAATACGTAACAACGCAAATTTTGAAAATTTAAACTTATTTGTATTGTTATTAAAGGTTAAACTTAGGTCCTCAATCGCGCTCTGAAAAGAATAGAACATTCCTTTCTGAGTCTGTATTGGTTTTATTAATGGTGCAACTGGCATAGTACTTAATTAAATTAGTTTACGGTTTTTATGTTATGTGAGCTTGTGATAACGAATCTAGCCGAAGTAACGGTAGGGCTTCCTATTGTTTCGTATTTTGTTAAGCTAACTGATGATCCAAAACGTCTTAGAGCAGCTCCACCAAGATCAGATGTTCCTAATCCAGATTGAACGTTTCCATTGAATAATTGGATGTAATGAGTTAGCGCATTGATCGCAGCAGTTGGCGTAGCAGCAACTCCTAACGAGCTACCATCCAATAAAACTGGTGTCCCAGTAGCAGAGTTTGTGTAACCTGGAACAATTCGAATAGGTCCCCAACTGGCAACAGCTACATCCACGCTTGCAGAAGTTTGGTAATCTCTAACGATGATTGTAAAGGTTTGTCCTGGATCAGGTCTATCCGCTGGATCTTCATAAACGAATATGATTACTGGCTTTGTTGAACTTGGGCTAGTATTCGCAGCTTGAATTGTTAAGTAAATGAATTGCTTACTTGATTTGGTTAATTTAAGAGTACCGTGATAGTAGTCAGTTCCGCTAATAGATAAAGCAGTTGTTGTGATTACTGTATTTGTACTACCTTCTGTACTTTGAGTGATTGCCTGCTTTGGAAAGGCTGCTTCTCCATAGAATTGAGAAGGAACTGAAACTGTTGAACTTCCAACATAAAATCCGTCGGCAGTTACGTTTGCTAATGGAATTCCTACACCTAATCTTTTAATGGCCATCGTATTTGCTGTACCGCTCATGTCAATTGTTCCACCTGCTTGAATTACAAGTTTGTCAATTGATAGAATCGATTTACCAGAGCTCTTGGTTAAGCTACCGATTGTGTTGGTAGAATCCATAAAAGAGATGCTATTTCCAAGAATAACGTTGTTTGTTTTTACTTGGTTAAAGTAGTTGTCTACTCCAATGTACTTGTTAGTCAAATCTATCTCAAATGTATTGATTAGATCTTCAACCTTT